AAGTTGTAATGTCTGTAAGTATCTACCCAATTTCTCGATGTCTTTAGGTTTAGTTTCCGGGAAAGTAACCGATACTAAAGAATTCATAGGAATTTCCTCGCCATTCGGGTCAGTAAAGATATCTGGAGCTTCTCCATACTTTTGAGCATAAAAGAAAACTTTATTAAACAACGCCCCCAGAAAATACTCGAACAAGTCTTGATAATCCTCTAAACATTTCAGAAAAGATAATGTAGCCTCTTGAGTTGAGGCAAAGTTAGCATTCGAAGCGTCTCCAGTTACCATAAATTCGGGTTGACCAGAGCCAGCTACGTTCATTAGCTTCACTGCTCGCAAGTCTGCCTCTGACTCTTGAGCATTGATATTTAAATTTTTCGGCTCCCATTTAACTTTATGATTATGAAATTTGACCGTTCCTGGCCTTGGAGCTTTAGAGTTTGCCGCCCTTACCGCTTGAACGTCGGAATCTCCTCCCTCAACCGTTACGTCCCAAATAAAAGAAGCCCGCATTTTATTAAGATTTATCCGAGCGTCTAAGAGTTGCCGATATTGTTTGAGCCAATATAAATGAGAAGCTAATTCTGGGACTCCTCGGAACTGAGTAGCAACGGTTGGCATTTTGATAAAAAGAAAATCTCTAACAATATTTGAATTGTTCGGGTCAGGCTCACCGGGTCTAATGTAGTCTTCAATTTGTTCGGTATGATAAGTTTTAAAATCAGCGCTATAAATCTTTTTGGTATAAACTCGCTTAAGAGCAAGTATCTCTCGGTAATCGTCCGGTGACAAAATTACGTCAACTATCTCACTCGGCTCAATATCTCGCACTATTACCGTTCCGTCCCCGGTGTTCACATAAAGCAATACCACAATCTCGCCATCGATTTGTAGACGGTTGGATTCTTCTCTAATAAATAATTCCCAATAATTTTTAGGGTCAGAAGTAAAATTATCTATTATCTCTTGTGCGTCCGGAGAAGGAGAGGAAATTTTTAATCCCCTACCAACTAAGTAGCTCGTAATATTTCTGACTTGCCTTTTGGCTAATGGATTAGTAAGAAATGCTTTCCACGATTCTTCTCTAATCTCTTTTAAATAATCAACGTCTAAGTTCTTCCCGCCCTCCGAGCCCAATAAAGTATACCCCGGCTCGTCTTCAATACTTTCAGATATCGGACGTTCATTATTAAAGAAACTTTTCACTCTATCTAATAAGCCCATCAAAACTCTCCTTTGTCAAAGTAATCAACTGGCTCAACGTCTGCTGCCACAAACGGAGAAAAAGCAGTATCCACCTTCCAACATGCCAAAGCTAAAGCAATTACGCAGTCATCGTGATAACCTTGGGGTGCAGAATAACGGACATTCCCCGCCCTGGTCATTTCGTATTGAAACAGTTCTAACTCGTAGACAAGCTCAGGAATATAAGGAAATGTTATATTTTGCTGTTCTAACTGAACGGATAAGTGTTCTATTAATTGCTGTTTGCTGGTATTTGTAAACTGGAATCCTTCGGCATTAATTCCGTTTTTAATTACTTGCTCCAATATAGGGTCGCCAACACCAGTAGAGTCCATTAATACCGTCGCATTATACTTTTTAGCCAAGCTCTTTAATCTCTCTATTTGCAACGTATAGTCAACTTGATTAAATCGGTCGAACGCTACTACGTGATTAATTACAGTATCTAAAACTACCATAACACTAAAGTCTTCGTGTTTAGCCACGTCCCAGCCAATAACGTAAGAATGGTTCACTTGTGGCTCTTCAAAGTCACCTTGGATACAATTTTTAATATTTCTAAACACACCCGCCGAGTCTTCGAGAAACTCAGCTAAATACTCTTGTCTAAAAACATTATCCGGTAAAGTTTTTTTTGCTTCCTCTATCTCAAGAGGGTCAATATAAGGGTTAGCAGAAGTTGGAAAAGTAAATGACTCCCACTCTGGATAACCTGAATCCTGCCCTCGAGCAAATAATTCAAAGAAGAAATTTCTTCCCTTTGGTGTGGAAATAAATACAGCTTTCCCTTTCGTATCACTAAGTGTTGGTCGTAAAGCTGACTCCAAAGCCTCTCTATTCACTAATGCTGCCTCGTCAATTACAAGCATGTCTATACACACACCTCTAAGCGCATTGTAATTATCCGCACTTTTAAACTCAATTGCCGAACCAGTTTTTAACTCTAATCTCCTAAGAGACCTTAAATCTTGAGATATAACTCCTTGAGCTGCATTAGACAAAAGTCTGTAAGCTATAATACTCTGATTATAAACAGGAGCAACCCACCAGTTCAATGACCCCGGCTTTTCTAATGCATTCTTAACTATCTCGTATGAACAAGCCAGCGTCTTCCCCCACCGCCTACCCGTGCTACAAACTCGAAATCTTGCTTTGGAGTTGTGGAGTTGCAATTGTGCTGGGTGGGGGTCATATTTAATCGTTATCTTTTGCATTGAGACCTCTAAAGTCTATTATGATAGGTCTTTCTCCTTCTTTACCTCCGGGGTTCTCGCCTAATGCAACTTTCCCCACACTTTGTAATTGCTTCAATGAATTAGCAAGCTTCTCCAATAACCTAACTTGCCTCTCTATTAAAGCATCCGTTCTTTGCTCTTCTGTTTTCTTTTGTAAATAAATAATTTGTTTCTCGACTATTTCAACAGCTGAACGAGCAACCCGCAGACATAAATTGTCAAAACTGGAAGCCTCAGAAGCTAAAAGTTCCGATTGCTTCTCTTGGCGCTTAAGTTCAGTTTTAGTTCTAAATAAGTTCCTCTCAGTAGACCAAGTTTCTTGTGCAGACTTTTTTTTAAGTGTCGAAATAGAAAGATTATACTTTTTAGCTAATTCTTCGTGAGTAATGTTACTCTCAATATACTCTTGCTTTATTTTTATCCAGTCTATTCTTCTTCTTCCCATATTTCTACCTTAAACACTTTTCCCCTCAATAACATAAGTTTTATTACTTCGGATATTTCTGTTTCAGGAACGTCAAGCTTAATTCTTGCCCCATTCCCCGCTCCTGAAAAACTTATTGCACTCTGGATATCCGGTAACGAAGCAAAAAATGAACAAACTTTTTCTCCCATTTTCAACCTCCGTGAAATCGCCTATGACAGTCTCTACACAAGTAAATTAAAAATTCTGACAAGTGATAAACTTTCAATGGACTTCTACCGGCTAAGTGGTGAATATCTGTTCCTCGTTTCCCGCATAATTCACACCTTCCACCAGCTCGCTCTTTTACCGCTTTATAACTCTCGTTCATGATATTTTTCTCCTCACACAATTCAGAAGTCCATTTGAACTTATGAGCGTTAAAATGTAGAAAGTCTTTCAAATCTTCAGATATTGATTTTAATAATTCGAAGTCTCTCTTCTCTCTTACGTCTTCTATTTCTTCCATAAAAGCTCGTATCTCTTCTTCGAATTGTTCGATGTTCATAAATTATTTATTTTGATAGGCGAAATTGGCGATAGCTTTCTAAAGGAAATACTATTCTCGGACTTTTCCCTTTAGTTTGAAACCTCGGACTTTTGGCTAATTCATCCATATACTGCCAATACACAATATTAGAAACACTATCCACCACAAGTAAAACCGCTCTAATTCCAGTTTCTCTTTGAAATTCGAGGCGTGCATTAAGTTGCCATTCTGGTAAACCATGACCATTGAAAGGAGGAGCTTCAAACATCTCTTGGTGTTTTACTTCCCAAATTTGCCAACTACTTTTTACTTTCACCATTAAATCGGCTTGAAAATAATGAATATGGTTCTTATGAAGAATATCTCTAATAATATTTTCTCCTTCCAGCCCTTGCTTAATCTTATCAAGCCTCATTTCCCCACACCGTCCATCCATCATCGTGGACGCCTCTGGCAAATAACTCAATCCGTGGTTCTGGTGTTTTATTTTTAATCATATCCCTTATAATATCCGGTTTCTTTGAATGATATGACTTTGGCTCAGATATCAAAGTAGGTATCGCATCACCATATTGGTTAATATTTATTCCCCCCTTATAGGCATATAATAAAAATTCCGTTCTCTTATGAAAACCGTTTTGTGTCCACCCATTCCCCTTATCCCAAGTAATACAACAAAAATACTTAAACCCCCACTCTTCAATTAGCTTTAATGCATCAGGTAAAAATGTATGCGTAGTCCATAAAAATAAAGAACATTGGTCAGCCGCTAATTCATTTATAGGCAATTGCCTTATTTCTTCAATAGTCATAGTCGGATATTTCTCTTCAATGGGGCTCTCCCATTTATCCATCACCATTGAACCAACAGGCCAGGGGGGGTCGAGATAAATAACCGAATATTTACCTTTAGGAGGTTCTGGCTTTGGTTTACTCTCTACATCCTTTTTCCGTGCTTTTGCCTTAGCATGCTTGATATCCATTTTCCCTTGCAAAATAAGTTCGATAAGCTCGGGAGCTTTTTGTTTTATTTCTATAAGTTCCTCAACATCTTTTTTCGGTATTTTAGCCTGACCCGATAGTATGGCATTTTTAGCTTCTTCGCCAACCTCATCGGCTACTTTATCAACGGCATTAGCAAATTCAGCATCTCGTCTTACAGTTGCACTACCAACTCCATATTCTTTTCCAATTTCTTCATCAGTTTTCAAGTGCTCAAAATGAGCACTTGATTTTCTATACCCACCATGGCTTAATTTCCTACTCTCATACAGCTTTCCTCTTAAATAGCTCACCGCTTCTGGTGTTAAATTACGTCGTCCAAGTTGATTTGCTATTATCCACTCTTTAGCCGCCTCTTTATCTGGTAAATCAATTTCTATAGTTTTATATTCCAGACCATATTCTTGAGCAATTTTATATCGGTGATATCCGTCTAAAAGTATCCCTTGCCACGTTACAAGAGAGTCTCTAATTCCTTCTCGCAAAATACTTTCTTTTAACTTCTCATATTCCTCTTCCTTTAATGGCCGCATAAAGCTTTTTAATTCATTATCAATAATAAGCTTTTTTTTCGTGCCCATCCCTTATCCTCCTCTTTATTCCCTCCTCATGAGCTTTGATAAACTTAAACAACTCTGCCTTTCC